AAAGAAAAAATGTTATTATAGGTGGTCATCAAAGAGTAAATGTAGCAAGACAAATAGGGATAAAATCAATACCTTGTATTGAATTAGACCTATCCATTGAAAAAGAAAAAGAATTAAATGTTCGTTTAAATAAAAATAATGGTGAATGGGATTGGGATTTACTTGCAAATAATTTTGATGAAAAAGATTTAATTGACTGGGGTTTTGAGCATTATGAATTGGGAATAGGCAAAGAAAACCCAAATGATGTTGAAGAATATTGGCAAGATATGCCAGAATATGACAACAAGGATATTACTGCAAAAAGAAAAATATTGATAAATTTTAAAAATGATGAAGATGCAAATAAATTTGCAAAATTAATTGATCAAAAAATTACAAAAAAAACTAAATCTGTTTGGTTTCCGAAAATAAAAAATCAGAGTATGACAGATAAAGAATATGTAAATGAATCCTAAATATCCAATTTATATTATTTCAAAAGGTAGGTGGGAAAGTAGAAAAACAGCAAAAGCATTAAACAGAATGTTTATATCATATAAAATTGTAATTGAACCACAAGAATATGATAAATATGCTAATGTAATTGATAAAGAAAAAATTTTAACCTTACCATTTAGTAATTTAGGGCAAGGATCAATACCTGCAAGAAATTGGGTGTGGGAACATTCCATAAAAACTAGAGCAAAACGTCATTGGATATTAGATGACAATATTAATGCTTTTTACAGATGGAATAAAAATAAACAATATGAGGTAAAAAGTGGCAGTTCTTTTAGGGCAATTGAAGATTGGGTTGACAGATATGAAAACGTTCCAATGGCAGGTATGCATTATCTTTCATTTTGTCCAAGAAAAGAATCAAGACCACCAATAAAATTAAACACAAGAATTTATTCATGTATTTTGCTTGACAACAATATTAAACATAGGTGGCGTGGTAAATATAACGAAGACACCGACTTATCATTAAGACTACTTAAAGAGGGTTACTGTACAGCATGTTTTAATGCTTTCCCTTGTGAAAAACAAAGAACCATGACAATGAAAGGTGGAAACACAGAATCTTTATATGAAGTTGAAGACGGTAGATTAAAAATGTCGCGTTCTTTGCAAAACCAACATCCAGACGTTGCAACTATTACTTGGAAATATGGTAGATGGACACATCAAGTAAATTATAGTTTATTTAAATCAAACAAATTAATAAAAAAACAAAATCTTAATATTCCAAAAAGAACAAACAATTATAACATGGTTTTAGCAAATGCATAATATTTTAGTTACTGGAGGGCAAGGTTTTATTGGTTATAATCTTATAAAAAGGTTGGTTGACCTCGGACACAAGGTTTATAGTGTTGATAATGGTTCTACTGGTAAAAATTTTGTTGATGGTTGCAAGTATGGGTTTAATGATGTTTCTTTACAAGATCAATTAAGTAATTTTATTGAAGTTCATACAGAACAAAACATTGACATAATATTTCATTTAGCATCATTAGCAAGAATACAACCATCTTTTAAAAACCCAATCAAAACCATGAAAAATAATTTTATGGGAACTTTAAACATGTTGGAGGTTGCCAAAAAAATTAATGCACAATTTATTTATGCAGGTTCAAGTTCAAAACATCACGGTTTATATAAAAGCCCTTATGCTTGGTCTAAATTCGGTGGTGAAGAACTTTGCAAATTATATAATACTATTTACAATTTAAATACTGTAACATGTAGATTTTACAATGTGTATGGTGATAAGCAGATTGAAGATGGTGATTTTGCAACTGTAATTGGAATATTTGAAAAACAATACAGAGAAAAACAACCATTAACCATTGTAGGGGATGGAGAACAAAAAAGAGATTTTACACATGTAGATGATATTGTATCTGGTTTAGTTGCATGCATAGGTAAAAAATTTAAGTCAGATGTTTTTGAATTAGGTAGAGGAAAAAACTATTCTATTAATGATGTAGCAAATATGTTTGGTAAGAATTACCCAAAAAAATATATATCAAAAAGAAAAGGTGAGTATGATCATACACTTGCTGATTACACAAAAGCATTAAAAGAATTAAAATATTTTCCAACAAAAAATTTAAAAAGTTATATAAAAAGTAAAATACAATTAAAAAAACAAGAAAGAATATATAATTATGCCTGATAATACAGGAGTTAACAGGAATAAGGATGGTACTTTCAAACAGGGTGTAAGTGGTAATCCTAATGGAAGACCAAAAGGATCAGTTGCACCATCTGATATATTAAGACAGATAGCAAGTGAATTTGTAAATGATGAATCTGAAAGAACAAAATTAGATTTCATTATGAGAATGTTATTTAAAATGGCAAGTAATGGTAATCTACAAGCAATAAAAGAAATAATAGACAGACTAGAGGGTAAATCAACTGAAAAATTTGCAGATGTTACGGAAGAATGGAAAGAACTCTTATTCGCTCTTAACAAATCCGAATAAAAAAGCATACTTTGATGTTATAGGTTATAAACCAGAACAAATACAATGGGATGTTCATAATTCTAAAGCAAGATTTAGGGTTAATATACAAGGTAGAAGAAGTGGAAAAAGTTATTCAGCATCAAGAGAAGCAGAGGTTGCAATTTTACAACCAAACACAAGAGGTTGGATAGTTGCCCCATCTTATGAATTGGCAAGTAAGATTGGCAGGGAAATACATGAAAATCTTATTATTAAATATAAATTTCCAACAATTAGCAAAAAGGTTATAAATGGAAATCTTTTCTATGCAAAATTTATTAACGGAAGCGAAGTTTGGGTTAAGTCAGCAGGAACACCAGATACAAGTTTAGTTGGAGAGGGTTTAGACTGGTTGATCATAGATGAGAGTGCAATCATTAACAAATTGGTTTGGGAACAATACTTACGACCTACTTTATCAGACAGACAAGGGTGGTGTTTATTCGTTTCAACTCCTCGAGGGTATAACTGGTTATATGATTTATACCAACGAGGGCAGTCTAATGATTATCCCGAATGGGAATCTTGGCAACATAGTTCTTCAACTTCAAGGTATTTCAGGGATAACATAGAAGAATTAAGAAATGAACTTACAGAAGAAACGTTTAGACAAGAATATCTTGCAGAATTTACAAGTTTTGCAGGAAAAGTATATCCGATTGAACGAGAAGTACACATCAAGAAACTTTCCTATCAAAAAGAATGGGAAACATACTGTGCAGTTGACTTTGGTTATAGACAACCTGCTGTTGTTTGGTTACAAGTTGGTAAGGTGGATGGGGATTTTGAAGTTCATATCATTGATGAAATTGTGCATAAAACAAACAT